CCGTTATCCTCCTCGGTTTCCACCCAGATAGGATCGCAATGTTCCTTACATCGTGAACAAATGTCCTCCAGCACCACGGGGGCATAGCAGCAATCGCTTTCCAGAATCGTCATGCGAACTCCTCCTCACCTTGAAAATCATCGAGCCATTCGTCGTCAGTGTCGAGCCATTCGTCGTCGTCGCCCATGATCGGATCCCAACCCGTAGCATCCTCAACAATCCACTCGCGGCCATCTTCGTCGATCATGCTGTCGGAAATGATACGCTCAAAATCGTGAGGCATTGTGCGTTCCTTGTGGTGAAAGTGTAGGTTATCAGAATACTTATCGTCCGTCAATCCCTAGATCGTCACGGGTTCCTCGGTGTACCATTCCTTGCAATCCTCAAGGTAGATCGACCGATGATTCGGGCCTTCATCATCATCCCACCGAATCGTGACCAGCGTTCCGCGACTGTATACGGCAACCTTCACGATATGTCCATCGTACCGCTTACCGTCATTCTTTTCGCACTCAAAACCGTACCCAACCTGAACCGTCCCAAACTTGATCGCAAAATCCGAAAGCATTTTCTTCTCCTCTTGATACCTCAAGTCTACATTAGGTATCGGCAAAAGTCAAGTTATGAAAATAGAAAATCAGTTGGTGAAGTTTTCCCCAATAAAATATTTTCTTTTGGCATGATATTTGCTGGGGGAGATTTGGCACAAGATTTGCTGTTGGCTGCCATTTTGGCAGAAATCGCGCGTTTTCTGCCATTTTGGCAGTTGAGCCTGCCAACTTAGCAGAACCCCTCTTATGGGTGGTTAACCCCCCAACGAGCGGGGATAGGTATACCCAACGTAAACTAGGCTAATCTTTTCCCTCTCAGGAAACTTCTCAGCGGACAGATAACCCATAGCCTGAGTTTCATTGTCCGCACGAACACAACCGCGGCTTTCGCCATTGTAGAAAACATTCCAAGTACGAAACTTGCGAATCTTGGGAAGCGAACGGATGAAATCGTTAACGTGCATCTTTCTTTCTCTCTTTCTTTCTCTCTTACTCTTATATCGGTATTCTACAATGCGATTCTATAATGTCAACTAAAAAAAATCAGGGGAGGTACATATCGTTCACAACATATCCCATTTCGTCGATACCGATCCATCCACCATCGTCACAGAATCCGATTTCATCGTCGATTGCGATTCCATCGTATCCACTCTCACGAACGTGATTGAGCAAATCGGCCGCAAACGCAACGCGATTCACCAGCGTATCGAGCGTGTTGTTGTTGAGAAACTCGGTCAACTCGGCCACGGTATTCAGCACAATCATGTTAGCAAACATTTTCAACTCTCTTTCTTTCTCTCGATTATACAATATAGTATCGGAATGTCAACTAAAAAAAATCACTCAAAATGGATTTGGTGAAAACTTCCCCAATCATGATTTGGCACAGGGTTTGCTAGGACGCTTTCCCCACCATAGGGGGTTTTTCTGTTTTCCCTCGGATGGGGGGATTATCCCCCGAAAACGCCGGGTGGTGCAAACACAATTCAACCACCAAAACCAAATAGTATCACCTAAACCTATCTCTTAACCCCGTAAGTATATTTTTATAAAACACTATCCACAGAATCTATGAACCAAACAGATAATTAGTTTTAATAGAATCTTTAATTTAGTGGTGTATAATCTTGGTATCTAGACAACAAGGAGAAACTATTATATGTCTATATTCGTACCAAATAGCGGAGAGCCATCTAACGTTAACACACGATCATATGGTTATTATGGTAAAGGAGCCACCCCAAACTCAACAGTATCCTTACCACTAGGATCTTTAAATCCTAATTATGGATCAGTTGTTGTGGACGGCGACAGTACTGATCCTGCTGTGAGCGGCGGATTTTTCGCATACAACAACAACAAGCCCGTTAGTTCCAGATCCACAGACTCGCTTGGCGGAATAACGAACAAATATCTCACCAACATGAGTAACCCTACTGCTCAACCAGATTACTATCCTGGTCAGGAACTATTCGGAGAACCAGACACTTTTCAATACATTTATAACAATAATCCTAATAAAGATAAGATAGGAGTATTTTAATGTCTCAATTAATGTGTGAAGAATTAAATGCTAGAATACGAACACTCTCAGAGCAGATGACTGCTATAGACACAGAATGCAATAGACTCATAGAATTAAATGCGAACGACACTAATTTCTTTGATGAGACTGTGCCGGAGCGAACAGCACGACTCGAAGCATTACAAAAAAAACTTGCTGAGCTAAAAGCAACCTACAATACGCTTCAACAAACCAGAAATAAATTAATTATTGAATTAAGTAAGCTTAAATGCTCGCCAAATGAGCTACCAGAAGGTTGTGAAACCAAGCTAAGTGCTGCTATATTTAAGGTACAAATTCCAGAAGGTCAAATAATTCATGATGCTTCTAATTTAGTAGCTGAAATAGCAATAAATATAGTTGAGAGAGATAAAGAACTAGCAGTTTACGACGGCCATATAGGCGCCATAACAAACTATTTAAAAAAACCAGATTCGCCACCAGGCGCTCCTAGGCAAATAGATATCGATTTAGGCGCAACAGTATTGAGACCCAATCGTCCAACTATCGCAAATAATTTTATCAATAGTCCAGTAGGACTAGCTATTGGTAAACACACCGTAATTTTATTAACTATAATAGAAAATCTTTTAAGTAACAATAAGTCATACTCCACCTCTGATGCAAAATTAAAAAAATCAGTAAAAGATATAATAGAAGCATATTGTAACACGGCCTTAGAAACACTCAAAACAGAAAAAGACAAAACAGAAAAGCGATGGAACAGAAAAAATGCTTGTATAACTAGTATGATAGGACTTTTATCAAATCCACAGTCATCAACAAACACAAAAGTTGCTACTGCTTTATTAGATAAAGTTAAAGAATATATAACTAAATGTACCACCGCTGCCACAACAAAGCCACAAATAGCAGGCACTACCACAGTATCCGCAGATGCTGGACCAGGATTAGATCCTGGAGAAGGAGGCACTCCGTGTACTGGAAGCGTTAGTGTAACAATAACAACACCAAGCGAATCGGCGGGATCAAACTGCTTATCTTATAATAGTGCTGATTGTAGTATTGTTTTGGATCCAAATATTGCGGTAAAAGCTCTAGGACCAGGCGGCTGCTCATTTAAACCGCAAATAATTTTTCCTGACAATCCTGATACTCCCGAAAGTGATCCTGTTATGAGTCAGGCTCCTTGGCTAGAACCAGTACAAGTTACTTCAGAAAATATAACAATTAGTAATATTAATGATATCATAACATGCATTAAAAAAGCAGTTAAAGAAGATCCGATAATTCAAAAACATTTTGATCCTAATAAAGTTCCTGATCTTTTTTGCGGCAAAGAAGCAGCAACAAGACAAGCAAATAGAGCTATAGCTCCTTGTCCATCTGGCAGCACATTAGACGCTCTATTAGATAGCATGCTACTAGCTCCAAATGCTATAACATTAACAGGCTGTGTTGGTAAACCAAAATAAAATAATATAAATATATCTATGGAGAATAAAAGTTATGACTAAAATAGGTAGAATTTATCAAGGACCACTAAATAGCTCCAAAGCTATTAAAGCTTTTTTTTATAGTCTTACAAATCTTTTCAAGGGTGTGGAATCAGAAACTAATTTTTACGATCAGCCTATAGTTCCCTACGACGCTATTTTTTTTACTCCACAATGTCCAGAACCAGATTGTGAAGGTTGTGATTGTGTAGCAACTCCCACGCCAACACCCACACCCACACAAACCATCACACCCACACCAACTCCTCCGGTTCCCACACCCACTCCGAGTTCATCATATTCGTTTGGACCACTATCATTTACTCTAAATAAAAGCGTTCCATAATAAAAAAGCGGACCATTTCTGATCCGCTAATTTATCACAGTTTATGTTTTAAACAATATCACGATTCCACAGATGGTTCCGAAGCTACAGTGACCCCATTCTTTCGTGGACGACCTCGTGACTTCTTAAGCTCCAACTTGCGTCGTTGACGCCTCACCATAGCGGTTGTGATATTTTGGCCAGTCATCTGACTAAGTTTAGCGGCTAAAGCTTCGTCGCACAACAACGAATGATTGTTCTTAACATAATCAATTTCTGAACTTGTCCATTTTTTATAGTTTGCCATAAAAGGTTCCTTTTTGGTATGATATTGACTAAAGATAGTGTAAACTTACTATATACTAAAGTTTGATCATTTTCTGGCAAGGAGAATTTATGAAAAAAGACCATATACAGTTTGTTGACTCCATTCTAGAAGTTAAAGCTTCTGGTCTAGATAATGATGTGGCCCACGACCTATCACTACCTCAAGGAAAGAGCATAGCCGAATTATTATATGACCAAAAAAAAGAAGAAAACCCCAAACAAATTACCGAATAATGTTAGCGAAGAAGAATTTTTAAAAGTATTAGATAATATTAGTAAAAAATTAGGCCACAAATTTAAATTTGGCTATCACGACTTTGATGATATGAAACAACAGGCCGCTATATTCGCTATGGAAGGATTAGAAAGATACGACAACAGTCGTCCACTAGAGAACTTCTTGTGGACCCATGTTCGTAACAGGCTTTTTAATTACAAACGAAACAACTACCAAAGGCCCGACAAACCCTGCTTAACGTGTCCCTTTTACGACAAGCACTATTCTTGCTCAAATAATCAGTGTTCAGAATTTAAAGACAAAACAGAGTGCGAACTATACTCGTCGTGGTCAACCAGAAACGAAGCTAAAAAGAATATTATGAAGCCATCTTATATAGAGCATGATATTCAAAACAATAATAGTCTTATTAATAATATACAAAACGATGAAATTATCAAATTTTTGGACGACCACGTATCATTCGAATACAGAGAGATTTATCTCAAGTTGAAACATGGCGACAAAATCCCCAAGCAACAATTAACCAAATTACAGAATCATATTGCTACCTTAATGAATGACTTTAAAAATCATGATTAAAAAGAAACGCGGCCAACTTAGTTTAGACGAAGAAAAATTCATAAGAGATAATTATGGATCGTTAACCATAGATCAAATAGCCGATCAATTAAATCGCAATACTGATCCTATAAATAGATATATAAAAGAAAATAACGTCACGTTTGTGCAACAAGATAATGAAGAATTAAAAGATAACGAAATACTACGCCAAAAATTATATACAAAAACATTCTGGTCCGAAATTAAGAGACAATTTGATGAGGATAGTGGAGAGTTAAAATACTTTGAGGACACTTGGATAGGACTAATTAAACAATTCAGAGAAGATGTGCTTCCGGCCGAAGAGTTACAAATTAAACAATTTATTACAATAGATATTCTTATTAACAGAAGCATGAAAGAGCGCAAGCGCCACATAACAGAAACAGAAAAATTACAACGACTAGTAGACAAAGAATACGAAAAACCCGAAGACCAAAGAGATATTCCCAAGTTAGCCAATTTAGAAACCCAACTCAACTTTGCTAGAAATAGTATTGCTAACTATACTAACGAATATACTAAACTATTAAACGAACAACAAAAAATAAGCAAAGATCTAAAGGCCACAAGAGAACAACGAATCAAAAGAATAGAAGATGGCAAAAGCAGCTGGGTAGGCCTAATAAGAATGTTAGAGGACGAAGAGATAAGAGAAAAAGAGGGTAAACAAATGGAAATCTTATCTATGGCCACTGAAAAAGTTAAAGAACAATTATTTCAATACCACACATACCAGGACAATGTTGTGGACAAACCATTTTTAACATCAGAAAGCGTGGAATAAATCTATGACAAAAACAGCTCTTATAACTGGAATAACAGGTCAAGATGGATCATATTTGGCCCAACACCTTCTGCAAAAAAACTACAAAGTAGTTGGACTATATCGACGTAGCAGCACCAATAATTTTGAGCGCACACAACACATAAAGAACACCAACTTAACATTAGAAGAATTTGATCTCACAGATCCAAGTGATTGCTATCGTTTAGTAGACAAATACCAACCTCACGAAATATACAATTTGGCCGCTCAAAGTCATGTGGGAACTAGCTTTAACCAGCCTAGCACCACATTTGAAATAAACACAACCGGAGTAATCAATCTATTAGAGGCTATTCGTAACAGATCACCAAAATCCAGATTCTACCAAGCTAGCACCAGCGAAATGTTTGGAAGCAATTTCACAATAAAAAATGGAATTAAATATCAAGACGAAAACACACCATTCTTACCTCAAAGTCCGTATGCTGTGGCTAAACTAGCTAGTCACAGATTAATTCAAATATACAGAGAAGCATATGGACTATACGCATGTTCTGGCATCCTTTTTAATCATGAGAGTCCACGACGCGGAGAAAATTTTGTTACTCGTAAAATTACCAAATATATTGGTAGACTAGTTAACGGGTTAACAGAACCAAACGAAAAATTGAAGCTAGGAAATATTGATGCTAGTAGAGATTGGGGACATGCTAATGATTATATCGAGGCTATGTATCTTATGTTACAGCAAGATGCTGCTGATGATTTTGTGATTAGTACCGGAGAAACTCATACTGTACGAACTTTTTTAGAAAAAGCTTTTAATATGGTTAATCTAGATTGGAACGATCATGTTGTTATTGATCCGTCTCTTTATAGACCATGCGAAGTTGAATTCTTAAAGGGCGACTGTTCTAAAGCCAAATCATTATTGGGTTGGAATATAAAAATCAATTTTGATGATTTAGTTAAAGATATGGTACACAGCGATATAGACAAGTATAAAAATGTTTCGTAATTTTGATGATCCTCAATACAAACTATGGAGAAAAAGCGTTTACAAAAGAGATAACTTTTCTTGTCAATGGCCAGGATGTTGCGAAAAAAAGAAACTTAACGCTCACCACATAAAAACTTGGAGCCAATATCCTAGTCTAAGATTTGTTGTGGATAACGGTATAACACTATGTAAAGCTCATCATAAAATGATTAAAAATTTAGAACATATTTATGAAGCTGTATTTTTTAAAATAATTGCTAACAAAAAGAATTCCGATGAAAAATTATGATTTTACAATTATAGTTGACACAAGAGAACAACAGCCTTGGTCGTTCGGTAACTATACTATCGCAAATAGAAAACTAGACACTGGAGACTATAGCATAGAGGGCCTAGAGCATCTTTTATGTATAGAGCGCAAAAAAAGCGTTAGTGAGTTTGCAAACAATATCGTTGAATCTAGATTTAAAGATGTTATTATGCGCATGAGTCAGCTTAAATATTCATTTTTATTATTAGAATTTGATCTTAAAGATGTGCTGATATATCCTGTTGGTAGTACCGTTCCCAAGAAAATGTGGGATAAAATTAAAATTAGTCCTGCATTCTTAATTAAAAATTTATTAGATTTAGAAATTTTTCACAATATAAAAGTAATATTTTGTGGCAATGCTTCTAATGCTGAAAAAATGGCAGAACATATTCTAAAAAAGGTAAACTATATTGAAAAATCTAGAGAAGAAAATATTTGAAGATGCATGGCTAGGATTGGGTGATTTATCAGCACTGTCAGTGCCTGATAATCCAATGATACATAGATTAAAAATAGATATAGAAAATCCTGATCTTCATTTAATCAAACTATTACGTAATCCTAAGTATATAGGCACAACATGCAAGCTATTATTTAATATAGAACTACATCCTATACAAATAGCTATAATTCAAGAGTTTTGGATAAGAGCTTTTCCTATGTATATTGCTAGTCGTGGTTGGGGTAAAAGCTTTTTATTAGCTTTGTATTCTATACTTCGATGTGCTTTCTTTCCTGGTACAAAAATAGTTATAGTAGGCTCTGCTTTCAGACAAAGTAAAATTATTTTTGAATATATGGAAACTATATGGAGAAGTAGTCCAATATTAAGAAGTATTTTTAATGGTAATGATGATGGTCCACGACGAGATGTTGATAGATGTACTATTCGATTAGGAGATAGTTGGGCAATAGCTATTCCTATGGGAGACGGAAGTAAAATTAGAGGCTTGAGAGCACACATTATTATAGCGGACGAATTTGCAAGTATTAGTCCAGATATATACGAAACTGTAGTATCAGGCTTCGCAGCAGTATCTGCCAGTCCGATTCAGAACGTTAAAGAAGAAGCTAAAAAACAAGCCATGAAAGAAGCCGGTATATGGAACGATGATCTCGAAGCCTTAGATTATAAAATGGGTAATCAAGCTATAATTAGTGGCACAGCAGACTACGCTTTTAAGCATTTTGCTAGTTATTGGAAAAGATACAAATCTATTATAGAGAGCAAAGGTAGTATCGATGTGTTACAAGATATTTTTAGAGGAGAAGTACCCAGTAATTTTAACTGGAAAGATTATTGTATTATTAGAATTCCTTATGAATTAATTCCAAAAGGATTCATGGATGATAAACAGGTAAGTAGAGCCAAGGCTACTATTCATACGGGTGTTTACAATATGGAATACGCAGCCTGTTTCGTTAGCGATAGTGAAGGATTTTTTAGAAGATCTTTAATAGAAAGCTGTGTTGTATCTGATACCAAACCGATAGCTATAAATAATCAACCAATATTATTTGATGCTATAACACAAGGAAATGCTTCTTATCACTATGTCTACGGAATAGATCCAGCTAGCGAACAAGATAATTTTAGTATCACAGTTCTTGAGGTTCATCAAGACCATTCCAGAATCGTTTATTGTTGGACAACAAATAGAAGTAATTTTAAAGAAAGACAAAAAACAGGACTAGTAAATGAATATGATTTTTATGGATTTTGTGCTAGAAAAATTAGAAACTTAATGAAGATATTTCCATGTGCTAGAATAGGTATGGATGCTCAGGGTGGTGGCGTAGCAATAGAAGAAGCTTTGCACGATCCTAATAAACTTGAAGAAGGAGAACAGTTGATATGGCCAATTATAGACGCTAATAAGTATAGAGACACAGATGATCAGCCAGGACTACATTTAATAGAACTAGTACAATTTGCCAAGGCAGAATGGACAAGCCAGGCTAACCACGGATTACGTAAAGATTTAGAAGACAAGATTTTACTATTCCCTAGATTTGATAATCTGACTCTAGGATTAGCTTTAGACAGCGAAAATAAAAGCATACTAGAATCTGATCTAAATCCTATATACGACAGTCTTAGCGAATGTATTCTAGAAATAGAAGAACTTAAAAATGAATTGACCACAATAGTTATGACTCAAACTAGTACAGGACCAAATGCTAGAGATAGATGGGATACTCCAGAACTAAAATTACCAAATGGGAAAAAAGGAAGACTTAGAAAAGACCGATATAGCTCATTATTAATAGCTAATATGATAGCAAGACAAATGAATAGATCACTTAAAAGTATAGAATATGATATTATTGGAGGCAATGCTAAATTATCTAGTTATGGTAATAAAGGTCAAATGTATAGAGGTCCAGATTGGTTTACTAATGGAGGAGGAAATGATGATATCTACACTGGTATTTATAGATAATTAGTGTATTATATCAATACGATCACAATACAATCACAATAGGATTACTAAATGGCCAAAAAACCAGAAAAAAACCCAATCCAAAATGCTAACACGGTTCCAGAGGATGCTTATGTTGCGTGGGGTGATGACCTAGCCAGCAAGCAAGAAGCTCTTTCTAAATCATCAGCATCTTTAGATGAATTCACACTGGTAGACAGAAGCACGGCCACCAGAAGATATGGTTTAGATTACTCAAAACTTGATGGTCCAACTGGTGGTCGTCCAGGATTAACAAAATCAGATTACTACTACTTTAGGCCAGATGAAGCTCCTCCTCAAAAAATCAAGTTTATTTTGCGTCGAGCCGACGACATATATCAAAAGGTTGGACTAGTTAAAAATGTTATAGATCTCATGGGTGATTTTGCTAGCCAAGGAATAAGGCTAGTGCATAGAAATAAAAGAATAGAAAGATTCTATAGACAATGGTTCAAAAAAATCAACGGCAAAGACAGAAGCGAAAGATTTTTAAATAATTTATATAAAAGTGGTAATATCATTATTGATCGTAGAACAGCAAGAATAAGTTTAAAAGTAACAGATAAACTTTATAAAGCACTTGGACAATCAGACTATCAGATACAAGACATAGATCAAACAGATATAGAAAAAAGAGAAATACCTTGGAAGTATACTTTTATAGATCCTGTTTTTGTTGATGTTGCTGGAGGTGCGTTATCCTCTTTCTCAACCGATAAAAGATACGAACTGCAAATACCAGGAAATCTTAAAAAGATTATTAATAGTCCAAAAACAGATGCTGAAAGACAAGTTGTAGAATCCTTACCACCAGAAATTCTCGAATCAGCAAAATCAAAAAGTAAATATCCATTAGATCCAAATAAAACAATGGTATTTCATTATAAAAAAGATGATTGGCAGGCTTGGGCTTATCCTATGATTTATGCAATAATGGATGATATTTCCGTTATAGAAAAACTAAAATTAGCAGATATGGCGGCACTAGACGGAGCAATATCAAATATTAGAATTTTTAAACTTGGTAGCCTAGAACATAAAATTGCTCCTACCAAAGCAGCAACAGCAAAACTAGCACAAATATTAGGTAATAATGTTGGTGGCGGAACAATGGATCTTATATGGGGTCCTGACATTGAATTATTAGAAAGTAATACTAATGTTCATAACTTTCTTGGAGAAGGAAAATACATTCCACATCTTAATGCTATTTATGCAGGCTTAGGTATTCCTCCTACGCTAACAGGAACTTATGGAGCAGCTGGTACTACCAATAACTTTATAAGCTTAAAAACCTTAACGCAACGACTCCAATACGGAAGAAATGTATTAATCGATTTTTGGGAACATGAAATATCATTAATTCAAAAGGCTATGGGTTTTAAATATCCAGCCAAGATTGAATTTGATAGAATGGATTTAAGTAATGAAGAAAGCGAAAAAGCTCTATTAGTACAATTAGCTGATAGAAATCTAATTAGTGATGAACTACTACAAACAAGATTCGGTCTCGATCCAGATATCGAGAAATCCAGACTCAATAGAGAATACAGAGAAAGAAAGAGCAATAGAATGGTTCAAAAATCTGGTCCTTGGCACGATCCTCAATTAGAAAATGCTTTGAAGAAAATAGCTCTACAGTCTGGAATTGTATCTCCTAGTCAAGTTGGTCTTGATCTACAGAAAAAGAAACCCGGTGAACAAAATGCATTAGAGCAAAAAACTAAACCAGGTTTTCCAACGCAGTTGGCAAAAGATTCGCCAGAATCTTTGCCAGGACAACCAGGACAAGGACGCCCCAAAAATTCAAAAGATAGCGAACAGAGAAAAACAAAAGTGTTTAAGCCAAGAACAGGAGCAGCTATGGAAATATGGGCTGCTCGATCCCAAGATCAGATCGCTGAGATAGTTAATCCAATATTATTAGAGTTTTTTAATAAAAAAAATCTTAGAAGTTTATCATCGGATCAATCGCAAGAGCTAGATAGCGTAAAAACTAAGATTCTTTTCTCTATCAAACCATTTGCTAAAATAACACCAGAATTAGTTAATAATACATTAAAAACTATTAATAGTGTAGATATAAATACAATGTTTAACTACTATAATAAGTGGTCAAATTCTATACAAAACGAAACAGATATTGTGCTCTCAGTGGATGATCACAAACAAGCCAAAGCGTCATTTTATGTTATGGTGTACAGTAATGTACAAGATGGAGACAAATAATGCAAATATTCCAACAAGAATACGATGACGGATTATCAGATCAGATAAGAGCTTCTGCATCAATATCTTATGCAAGCTTAGTTGATCCATGCTCTAATCAGGGTTTTTTGAGCAAAGTTAAAAATATAAAAAGTATAGCCTCTATAAAAGATGCTGATTTATATTATGTTCAATCTATTTTAGTAACATCTAGTTGGAATAAAAATGATGATATTTTTGATAAATCAGAAGTTTGGCTCGCTAGAAATACTCCAGAAGATAAGCCTACAAATCTAGAACATAATGAAAATCTTATTATTGGTCATATTATTTCTAATTGGCCAATTACAGAAGATGGTATTTTAATTGATGAAAATACTCCACTAGATAATTTACCAAATAAATATCATATACTAACAGGATCGGTTGTTTACAAAGGTTTTAGTGATCCTGAGTTAAAATCTAGATCAGAAAAATTAATATCAGAAATAGAATCTGGTCAAAAATATGTTAGTATGGAATGCTTTTTTAATGGATTTGATTATGGCTTAGTTGATAAGTCAACTGGAGAATACAAAATTTTATCAAGAAATAATGAAACAGCATATTTGACAAAACATCTTAGATGCTATGGTGGATTAGGTGAACATGAAAACTATAAAATAGGCAGAGTTCTTAGAAATATTACCTTTTCCGGTAAAGGATATGTTGACAAACCAGCAAATCCAGATAGTATAATATTCACTAAAAATAATTTGCATCCCAAGTTAGATAACATTGAGACAGAGCCAGTTGCTGTCGCAGAAGAAGTTATTGAAGAAAAAAAACCCGATTTTTCATTTGGAGGTGTATCTGATAATCAGTCAATACTAAATACGGAGAAATCTATTATGAGTGATATTGAGACAGTTTTAAAAGACGTAGCTGAAATCAAAAACAAGGTCGAATCCATGATGGATTGCTCTCAAGTAGCAAAAGAGGCCTACGCTTCAGCCGCAGCCCTAAAAGACCAAACAGTAGAACTTCAAAACACTATTGCATCAAACAATTCAACAATCGATGAACTCAAAACATCTTTAGAAACCGTTGCTCTAGAAAAAGAAGAAGCAATGAAAAAGATGAAGGAAGAGTATGCGATGAAAGAAGAAGAAATGAAAAAGATGAAAGCTGAATTAGACGCCACTCTGGAAGTTATTGCTGCTTATAAAGATAAAGAAGCAGAAATGATGAAGAAAGAAAAAAAGATGAAAAGAATGGCAACCCTAATTGAGACAGGTCTAGACACAGAACTTGCTACTAGCACAGTAGAAAAATTCGAAAGTTTAGATGATGCTTCTTTTGATAGCATGACCGAAGTCTTCGCTACCATGCACAATATGCATGACAAGAAGAAAAAGAAGATGGAAGAAGAAGCAATGATGATGAAAAAGAAAGCATCCGAAGAAGAAACACAACCCGCGATTGCTGATCCATCGGTTCTAGAGACTGCTGAAGTTGACGAAACCGATATTAATTTGAGTGTTGGCGGAGAAGAAGAATCTTCTTTAGAGTCAACTAGGGCGGCTTTAGTTGAATTTGTTGAAAGTAGACTAGGTAAGAAACTTTAATAAGGGAGATTAAAATGGCTCTTAAATCAGATCGTATCGAAGCATATACAGATATTTCGTTCTTCATGGATACAGTCGGTGACCGCGGCGGCATTGTTATTCACGGCTCAAGCGGAAGTGGCGTATCAATGGACGACGGTAATGCTGTTGTTCTATATCCAACAGGCGTTGTCTCTGGTACCAAACCAGCCGGTCTTCTACTAAATGATGTTGTTAATATTGACCTAACCCGTCAACACATTAACTGGTATCGTGATGAAGTTCAGGCTGGCGGCAAAGTAACCCTTTTACGTCAAGGTCAGGTCACAACTGACGTTGTAGCAACAGGTCTTACAATTGCTGCTGGCACACCAGCTTATTACGACGCCTTTGGTAGATTAACTACAGTTAGTACCAACAGTACACAGGTTGGTAGATTCTTGAGTAGCATGGATTCCGACGGTTATGTCAAAGTAGATATCAATATCACCTGAAAGGGAGAAAAAAATGTCAGCTAAAACACAGAAATTTCAGCCAACCCCAGAACTAACAGATCTTTTAGTTCGTTCTGGATCACAAAATAGAGAAGTTGCTCTTGCTGCCAACGCAGAGTTTGCTAAAGCTCTTGAGCTGCCATTAAGAAAAGGTCTTCTTAGTGGTGATATTCTTGATGGTATTTTTGAGCCAATCCAATTAGCTCAAAGCGCTACTCCAGAATTTCCTCTTGATTTTCTAGCTCCTGGCACCGAGAAAGATTTCGTTGCCTATACCATTCCCAATCATGGCTATATTCCAGAGCGCCATGTTGAGAGTGATTATGTCATGGTTCCAACCTATGACATTGGTGCTAGTATCGATTATCTTCTAAAGTATGCTCGTGACGCCCGCTGGGACGTTGTTGGTCGTGCTATGGAAGTACTAGAGGGTTCATTTGTAAAGAAAATGAATGATGACGGATGGCACACTATTCTAGCCGCCGGTGTTGATCGCAACATCGTTGTTTATGATAGCGATGCTGCTTCCAATCAGTTTACCAAGAGATTAGTTAGTCTCATGAAAACCGTTATGCGCAGAAATGGCGGCGGTAATAGTGCTAGTAACAATCGTGGTATGTTAACTGATCTTTATGTTAGTCCAGAAGCTATGGAAGATATCCGTAATTGGGGTATTGACCAAGTTGATGAACTTACACGCAGAGAGATCTATACCGCTGCTGATGGTACTCTTAATAGAGTATTCGGCGTTAATCTACACGACCTAGACGAACTAGGTGTTGGCCAAGAATATCAACTATTCTATAGTAATGTTCTAAGCGGATTAATGGGCAGCGATACAGAAATTGTTGTTGGTCTTGATCTTCGCAAGAGCGACAGTTTCATCATGCCCGTTCGTGAACAGGTTCAGATCTTCGAAGACGAGACTCTACATCGTCAAAAGAGAGCTGGTTTCTATGGTTGGGCTGAACAAGGTTTTGCTGTTCTTGATAACCGTAGGGTTCTTATTGGCTCACTATGAGATCTTGATTTATCTTAGCTTAAAAGAAAAGGCTGGCATTATTGCCGGCCTTTTTTTTTAGGTGTATTATCTTAATGAATACCCATGAGGTACTAGTATGCCAGCAAGCCAATACAACTTCGCTATAGAGCAGGGTTCTTCTTTTAGAATGAATCTTATATACAAAGATGATAATGGTAATATTATAGATTTAACTAATTGGTGCGCTAGATTAATTTGGATAACTAATAAAAATACAACACAAATATTTAATACTACTAATTTAGACTATAGTGTGTATAAATTTAGCATTATTGGTAATGAAGGTAAAATTTCTCTATTAATTCCAGCTGAAACAACAAATAATTTTGATTTTAATACAGCTAAGTACGATCTTGAGCTTCAAAGCCCTGATGATCTTTATGTTGGAGGAGGTAAATATACAACAAGAATTTTGTATGGTGTAATATCTATTGATAAACGATTTAGTAAATCAGACTCAGCTTTGGATTGTATACCATGAGCTATGTTGAAGTTTTGGAAACTAAATATATTCTTGATATAGAAACTAGTATACAAAATACTATTAATAATATTACTATTGAAAAATTTGATAATAGTTCGATAGAAATTAATACAGGTTCATCTAATATTGTTTTGGCATCTGATATTATTGGTCTAGATAGCTATCTTAATGAGTTTTTAGATGATGCTGAAATAGATTGCGGAACTCCATAAAATAATAAGAAAGGTTTAAATTATGCCAGTTAACACAAGACTTCAGGTACGTAGAGGTTCCGCTAGTGGTTGGACAAGTGCTAACCCAACACTATACGCTGGTGAAATAGGTTATGAGACAGATAGTGGTCGTCTTAAAATAGGTGACGGAACCACAGCCTGGACAAGTCTTGATTATAACGTTGTTGTTCCTACTGGTTTTTTAGCTGGTAGCGGACTTAGTGTTAGTGTAGCAGCAGACGGATCCACAGTAACATACAGTCTTAGTGATCCAACAATCCAAGTTAGCGATATTACAGATTTTGTTGATGGAGTTAATGATAGAGTAGCAGATCTAATCACTGCAGGCAATGGTATTCAATTAACATATACTGATAATGGTAACGACACTAGCTCTTTAAATTTTGCTGTTACAGGCATTAGTTTAAGTAATCACACCCATACACTATCTGCTATAACAGATGTTACAGCTAGCGCCACAGAGGTTAATTATCTTGACGATAGCACTCCTGGCACCGGCGTTGCTGGTAAAGCTGTTGTGTTAGATAGTAATCTAAACATAACCAATCTTGGAAATGTTAGCACAACAGGCACTGTTACTGTTGGTGGAGATCTTATTGTTAATGGAAGCACAGTGACTGTTAATAGCACTGTTACAACTCTTGATGATCCTATTCTAACACTAGGAGGAGATACTGCTCCTGGTAGTGATGATAATAAAGATCGTGGCGTAGAATTCCGTTATTTTAGTGGTAGTGCTAAAGTAGGATTTTTTGGCTATGATGATAGTACTGGTAAGTTTACATTTATTCCAGATGCTACTAATACTAGCGAAGTATTTAGTGGAACTAAAGGAGAGGTTGATGCTAATGTTGATTGGACTAATATTCTAAATAAACCAGATCCTGTAGTTGCTGTTAATCTAACTGGTGATGTTACTGGTAGCGGTAATTTAACAATGACTGACTTGGCTGGTGGTACTATTAGTATTAGCACAACCATAGGATCCAATAGCATAGCTTTAGGCACAGATACTACTGGTAATTATGTTGCTAGCATAACAAATGGTAACTATATTACTGGTGGAGATGGAGGTAGCGAAGGAGCCG